AACTTCTGAATTTACTGCTAGTGCTATATTCCAAGACGATATATCAGTCAATGGTGGTGGAGCTGGTAGTGCTAATACTGCTGACATTAATACAACCATTACTAATGGTACAGCAACATTATTCAATAACAATACATTTGTCGGACTAACAACTGGAACCAGACCAACTCAAGGTCTATTGGTTGGTGGATCTGCAAGAAACATTGAGATTGGTAATGTAACAACTGGATCACAGAATATCAAGATTGGTAATACAAGTAATGATAGTGAAATTACTATTGGTGATAGTATTGATGGATCTAATGCTAATAAGTCCAAGTTAACTCTTGGTGGTGCATTTGCAAGTAACGAGTCTGACTCCTTTGTACAGATTGATACTAAAGCACTTAAAGTTGCTGGTGATACAATCATCGGTACAAGAAGAGGATTAGGTGATGTTACTAAGTTTGAGTCTCCATCTGGAACTGTTGAATTCTTATCTGGTAACAGTACAACAAGTGTAGTTGATTTTGCTACTAATGCTTCTACATTAAGAATTGCTGGTCAAGGTGGTAGTACTACAATTAGAAACAACCTAATTGTTGATGCTACATCAAGATTTAATGCTGATATGACATTGTGTGGCGGTAATGCTTCTTACTCCTTTGTTGGACGTAGAGCACAGGCTGGTTCTACAATTCAGAGTCATACAAGTGGAGTTCTTGGTAACAACCTCTATGATAATAATGTAGATTTAATTACTGTTCTAGTTTCTACTGCTTCTACGGGTGAACTTAACAAGATTGATACAGCTGGTTCTGGTGATTGGGGAAGCACTGCATATCAACAAACTCCTGCTGGCCAAAATGCTGCTACATTCCCAACTCTAACTGGTGATAAGTACTACTTACCAATTAAGAGAACTCCTTACGATGTTAATGGTAATCAATACTATAATGAGAATGATATTCTTCTTATTGATACTGTTGAAGCGGGAACTGAATATGCTGAATTTGTTAAGATTACACGTCTACCACAAATTAATACTACACCATACTATATTGAAGTACAAAGACAACCATTCGGAACTTTATCAACAATAAGCTCAGAACATCCTGATACAACAAACATTTATAAATGTATTGTTCAGTTTGATGCTACATGGACTACTCAAGTTATTGATGGTTCTGGAACAGAAGATAATGTTTACTTATCACAATTTGGTGGAGTATTGACAGGTTCTGATAATCGTCTTACAGGACAACCTGGTGATTATGTAATTCTTTCTCGTCTTGCTGATGGTAGTGATGGTGAAATACTAGAACTCAAAACTACATTAGATCAAGTTGCGAAAAAATTCTCTGTCAAAAATGGTTGCGATACTAATTCAGAAAATACAGTATTTGAAGTTGATTCTGTAACTGGTGATATTATCATTAATAATAGTACAACTACTGTTAATGGTACATTGAACTTGGTCGGTGCTTGTGGTGGCACAGCAGGTATATATCCAAGTCCTAATCCAGAACTTGATGATCATTTTAATCTTAAAAATTCTCTTGGCACAATATTTGATGTAAACCTATGTAATGGTGATACATTAATGGGTAGCACACAAGGTACTGTATTTGCAGTTGCTGAATATTGGGGTTATGCTGCTGTTTCACATACATTAACCAGTGTAATTCAGACATACAGATACGATAAGTTTACATTACAAACTAATGGACCTATTACTACAGTAGCTGTTGCATTCACAAATGCTGATACTCAGATTCCTATTGCTGGTAATCACGAAGCATTTAGTGTTGGTGATTTAATTATGATTCAGGATGGTTCCAATTACATGGAAATCATTCAGTTGACATCTGCTGCTACTCAAGTTGGTAATCAGTGGTACTTAAATTGTGGAAGTAATGCAGCATATCCTGGTGGTGGTAGAGCAGCTGAAGGAACTACTGTTAGTGGTGGTCAGAATCAGTGGACATCAGGTGTTCAGGTCAGGAAACTTAAGAAGTATATTAATACTACTACACTTGCTTCTGCATTAGATAGAACTCAGGTAGAGTCTCCAAATACTAATCCTAAGAAAATTAGAGTTAAGATGATGAACTCTGATGTGATTGCCGATAAATTGGATACAGATCATTTCTTTAAGATTACAACTGGTTCTAATGTTGAATGGTTCTATGCAGATAGTATTGATGGTCAACCCGCATCTGATGGTACTAAGTATGCTAAGTCAAAAGTAACTAGCACAAATGCTGATGGTACTGTTAACAGGGATAAGTACTTTGGTGGTGGTGCATTAACCATCCATGATGATTTTGAATTGTATAGTGGAAACTTCAGAATGTATGGTTCTGATGGTCAGACATTATTGTTCAACATCGCTGGTGACGATAACCACCCTGCTGACCCTTCAAGTCTTGATGAAAAGACAGGTACAAATGGTATCTTCTTCAATGGTCAAATGAGACTTCGTGGTGATTTAGCGATTACCGAAGAATCTTGTGAAGCAAATGGAACTTGTTCAATTGCTACTAACTTTAAGGTAGAGTCTACGACTGGTGATGTTGGAATTGGTGCTGAGCCTTCAATAGCAACTCCATTATATGTTAAAGGTAGAATTGATCAGTCAGATACTGGTTCATCATCACAACCAATATTCCATGTTGATAATTTAGGTGGTGCTGGTACTACTGGAACTGTTGGTCCTAAAGACTTCTTGATTTATCAGGATGGTTCTATTGATGCATTTGGAATTAATCGTTACTTTACTAGAAATGGTGGACGCAGATATACATATGTTGAGCAATCAGCAACTGGTATAGGTCAGACACAGGCAAATCCGTTACAACCAAATAATAATTATCTCTTGAATAATCCTTCTGGAACTAACATGGTTCTTTATCTACCAACAACAGCTGAAACAGGTGATGTTATCAGATTTGTTGAGGTTGCTGGTACTGCTACTTACAACACAAGTATCGTTATCAGAGCACTTAAGGTTAATAACCTAGCGGTTGCTATTCAGGGTGATACAACTGGTAGTAAGATTCAGGCAGGTGCTGGTCAATTGACTACTGCTTGGGACAGTGGTGAAATGATTGTTCAAACAAGAAACGCATCATTCGGATTAATTTACGTAGGTGCAACAGATGCAGCTGGTGATCCTGCTGCTTCATCAATTCCAAACAACCTTCGTGGTTGGTGGTTAGCAGAGCTCTAATATGGCACAATACTACAATTCTATAAAAACAATGAAAACCGCCCGCATCGGGACAATACTCCCGTGGGGTGGTGATGGTAATGAAGGATTCACAGCATCAAATATTCCTAAAGGATGGAAGGTGTGTGATGGACAAGTAGCTAATGCTGTTGATTATCCATTACTATTTTCTGAAATTGGAAATACATATGGTGGATCTGCTACAGGAGATTTTCCAAATTATACTGGTGAATTTTTCTTTCCTAAGTTAACCAATAAATGTATGATGGATTTAGAGTCTGCACATTTAGATGATGTCAAATATCAGTATGGTCAAGGAAATGTTAAAGATATTGTTGTAGATGCTGTAGGAACTAAATTCGGTGATTATATAGATGGTTATGGAACAACTTCAGTTATCAAAACTAGTTGGTCTGCTAATGCCGATATTGATTTTGGTTTATCTGATCCTGATTTAAAATTATCTGGAAAGATAACTAACATGGGAATATCAGATCCAGATTTTACTGCAACAATAACTACTTTAAATAGAAAATTAGGTATTAACCATACTCCTGGTCACAGTCATCCAGGACAATTTAATTCAGCTCAGTCTAGTTTTTATGGTCCACAAGTTTGGAAACCAACAAGTTTAACTATTTCTGGTAGTACAGTTCACCCTAATTGTTCTCTTATTTCTTCAGATAATCATACATGTGATTTGAATCCCTCAGTTGGACAAGCACCAGACTGGGCTAATGGTAGAACACTGACAGCTTTTTATGGTAGTGATCAACATGAACACACATTACCATCATTAGAAAGATTTCATAATTTTGAAAATGATGCTGGTAAGGATTATTGGTCTGAAGTGCCTGCACCAGACTGGCATGATGGAACTCCAACTAGAAATAGTCCACAAGCAACGAGTCAGAGTGTTGACTTTGTTAGCACCAATGCCTTTAGTAGTAATTTTAATTATGATCCAGTAAAAACTCACGCTGAACCTGCATGGGGTGGATTATTTCCTAGACCATTTATATTTGGTAATAGAAGAAATTATTTTGGACATAGTAAAGGAACATTTAATAATTTAGTAGATAATCCAGAAGATCCCTCTGATTTCTTTTCTGTGACTGGTGTTCAAGTTGGTATTGGTGTTACTGAAATTCAATTACCAGCAGGAACAGATATTAGAACTTCACATGGTGTTGCACCAGATAATTGGTATCAATATGATAAAATTCATCCTTGGATGATGGTTGATGGAGATTGTTTTGCAAAAGGAACTTATATTCTTCAAATTGAAAGACAGGGTAATGATGATACTGATTGGGTTTATACTATTAAATTAAGTGCAGCAACTACTAATACTACCTCTGGTCAATTTACTGCAATTTTTAGACAGGGAACTTTTGGAACTTCTCTAAGTAATTTTGGAGATAACAATCCAAATAGTTCTGCTTTTACATCACATGGTCATGGAACTTTTGACATTCAGATGGGTAGAGGATCATTAAATCCACCAGCAACATTTCCATTAAATGATATAAGTATTGGTTCTGTTTATCCAGAAAGTCTTAATGATGCTCTAAATATTATTGTTGATACTGCTCAACCAAATTTGACAATAGTTTTTCTTATTAAAGCATACTAATGGCAAAATTATATTCAAACGAGAGATCAAAATATGGAAATTTAACTGGTCAGATAATTATTTGGCCAGTAGAAATAAATCCTGATATTAATTCTTCTTCAAATAAAGAAAATTTACCATCTGGTTACTTGAGATGTGATGGTGCAATTTATAATGTAATTGATTATCCCGCACTTGCTGCTATATGTGGTGTTGGACAAAATGGAAAATTTGTTAGAAAAAATATTGCTGGAAATCCAATACAATCATTGACTGATAATCAGTTTGTAGTACCTGATCTTGGTTCTAAGTATCCATTACCAACTCCAGGTGCTGATGCTGGTGTATATAAAAACATACGTAAAACTAATACTCTTGGTAATGAGATAAGTCGTTCTGGTATTGGTATTGAAGCAACATCAACATTAGGAACAACTATTGATGTAACTTATTCTGGTTCATTTACTGTACCTAGTCAGGTTATTGATCTTAAAGGAAAACCATCATGGACATGGGGAACTCTTGCTGGAAAACAGACTGAAACAGAAGTGGTTGATAGTACAGCAATTGCAGGTCATATGCATTTTGGTAATATTAGAAGAGCAAGACTTAAATCAACAAATGAAATTGATGTTTCTTCACCAGCAACAATAAAAGATCCACAAGCTGCTGGTTTGGTTTCTTATTGGAATGCTAGTACAATACCAATTCAAGACTGGATGAATAATACGGTTGCTAGTGGTACTGCTGGTAATCCACCTGCATTTCCAGGTAACAATCAACCAGCATGTAGAGCATTTGCATCTAATGAAGCAGCAAAAGCTTTACAATTTAAGTTTGGTGCATTTGCAGGAACTTTTGACCCTACTGTGTATAGTGGTGCTTGTTATAATGATGGTGCTACACTTTCAATCTCAGATTGGAGAACTAAATGTTTATTAAATGTTGGTTGGAACAATTATCCTTTGAATCCACCTGCTTATCAGATATCGCCAGGTATTGAACCCAATTATGCATCTGGTACTGTGTTTTTAGGAATATGTTCAACATTTTTAGATGGTACTGGCACTTCAACTCAAAATAAAAATGTTGCAGCGACTTATACTGCAACTGCTCAGTCTGTACCACTTGATTGGAAAAATGCAACCTTGCATGATGTAGTACCATTAAATAGTAATCTAAATACAGATAGTAGCAGAATATACGCAGATTTATTCAACGAAGTATCTGAATCAATTGATTTAACTCAAACAACTGATCCTACTGCTCACTTTCATAAAATTGATCTAGATAGAGGAACTCATAGTTTTAAATTGGTTACCGATGCTATAGAATTAAGTCCAGATGATTTAAAAACTACATTAAATTTATCTGTTGATAATGCAGTATCTGTTGATAGTGTAGTTTCTCCATTTATAGTTTTAGAATATCTAATAAAGATTTGAGTTATGACAATAGCACCAAATCCTACTTATAGGAATATTAGAAAGAATTTTTATACAGATAAGTCATCTGATACCACTGAGGTTGGTACTATTATTAGTACCATGAAAGCAGTTACAGATATTCATGATAATTCCTTTGTACCAACAACACCATCTTACGATTTTAGTACAGGTCAGATAACTAGGGAAACTGTTGGTAATGCTAATACAGCAGCTAATCCAGAATATCAGTATCCTGGTTACATATATTGTGATGGATCAGAGTATAAAATAGAAGATTATCCAGCATTATATAAAATAATTGGTAATGATTATGGTGGAACATCAAGACCAGGATTAGAGTTGGTTAATGGTGGTAGTGGTTATCCCACAACAGGAAATGTAACTATTACATTTTCTGCACCAACAGGAAATGCCAATGATAATCAAACTATTGAAGCACAACTTTCTATAAATGCTTCTGGTGTTATTACAGATGTAATTACAACAGCATTAGGAAAAAATTACGACAGTGATCCTACATATACTTTACAAAATGCAGGTACTGGTAGTGGATTGCAATTAAAATTTAATTTTAATGCTGATGGAGAACTTGAAAATATTAAACCAACCAATGTATTTAATTATCTTGGTGAACATTTAGGAACTGGTGCAAAAACTCTTGGAACATTTAAGGTTCCAGATTTAAAATCAAAGAAGATTCTTGGTTATGGTACAGTATATGGAACTGGATCTCCTACTGCTGGATTATTAACTCTTGGTGCAGGAGCAGAGGATGGTGTTGCAAAGACAGGTGGTAAATGGTTATTTGATAAAACAGCACAAGGAGGATACTTCTCTCTTGGTACTATAACAACTACTGAGTATGACAAAGTAACTGACGCTGTAGGAACCAGTATTGCTGGAACTCAGACAGTTAAGGTTACCATGCAAAATAAAAGATTGCAAGGTGTCCCTCAACATAACCATTTTGTATATCATACTGTTGCTGGATCATCTGTTGTAAGTCTTGCTGGATATTCTGGTGATAGATATTTGTCAGAATATACAAATGGTAACACAAGATTATTTCAGTTTTTCCCTATTGGTGGTATTGCTTATGCACATAAACATGCTCTATTAAAGCAACCATTGTCAGGTGCAGGTGATGTAGCAACGTATGATATACTAGATTTCTATCCTGGTGCAGAGGGAACTGGATCATATAAGTCCAACACAGTATCAAAACCTGCTTTAACAAAAACAGGTGGGAATGCAGGTGTTGATGCAGTAACAGATACAATATCACTAACTTCTCACGGATTTAACAATGGAGATGAAGTAACTTACAATGTAGGAAATGTAATTAGAGATATAACTTTATCAGACATTAATATTGGAAACGATACAATGACTGTTGTTAATCATTCGTGGACTACTGGTGATAAAACAACATATGGACAAGGTGTTATAACATATGCATTTGAATCTGAGTCTGGTGGTCTTTCTCCTATTGATTTAATAAATGATCGGATAGAAATTATTGCTCATGGACAACCAACAGGTACAGCTATAAAATACACATCATCTGGTGGTGATCCTATAGAAGGAATAAATGTTGGATTTACTTATTATTTGAGAGTAGTTGATGCCAATACTATCTCATTACATACTACTCCTGCAAATGCAGCATTAGGAACTCCAAAAATTGATCTTACTGCCATAGGATCAGGATTGCAGACATTTACTGTTGAAGGTACAGTAGCTCCTCCTTTAATTAATGATCAAGACTATTTTGTAATTGTCGTAGATACTAATACTATTAAACTTGCATCAACCTCTACAAATGCATTGGCAGGAACTGCTATTGATATAACTGATGTTGGAACTGGTGTTCATACACTTACATCGCCAGGTACAGCGATAACTCCATTAGCAAATGCTACTAAGTATTATATCATAAAAGTAGATGATAATACTGTTAAATTAGCAAACTCTACAGTTGATGCTCAAGGTGGAAACGCTATAAATCTTCTAGATACTGGACTTGGTTCTTTTACATTAACAAGAGCAGCAGTAGCAGGTGATGGATTTTATTTTGCATCTGGTGGTGCTGGTGCAGGAACATATGAAGTTGTAACAACTATTCCAACTCCTGTATTTAAAAAATTTACCGCTACTTCTGTAGTTGGTGGTAGACAAACTACAACAGGTGGTGTTCCTATCATTGAATATCCAGATGGATTGATAACTAAGAATACTCCTCAAACTGGTACAGCTATCACCTTCCCAAGTAACTGGGCAGTTTTAGCTATGACCATCACAGGTGGTGGTGGATCTGGATCTCCAGGAAATGCTTCTGGTAATAGTGGTGGTGCAAGTAAAGTTGAATTTGGTGGTGGATTACTTACAATTACTTGTAATGGTGGACAAGCAGGTGGATTAAATACAGCAAGAACTGATGGTGGGCAAGGTGGAACAGTAACTAAAACTGGTACTAAAGTCGGTGATCTTCAGGTAATTGTTGAAGGACAGGGTGCGTCTGGTACAAATGGAAATGCAGGAACCTATTGGAAGAAGGGATATCCAAGTACCCCTAATGCAGCAGGAGAAGGTGGAGATAATGCTGGTAGTTATACAAATGATGGGACTGATGGATTGCATACATTAATCAGTGATACAAATAATCCTGGTAGTAGTGGAAATAAAACTGGAAATGGTGATATTAATATTTCTAGTAACGATTACACTTACACTAGTATTGAAATTACATTAGCTGGTGCTAGAGGTGGAAATGCAAACCAACTAAAAAGTAATTGTACTCAGATTGGTGGTAATGGTGATGTTATGGTGCTAGAAGTGAGTAATCCTGTAAATGGATTTACTGCTTCCTATGCGACTGGAACAAAAGGTGGTGATAATAAAACAGCTGGTACGGGTGGATATGGTTCTAATGGCGGTCCTGGTGGAAATAAAAATGGAACTGGTACAAATGGTGCAGGTGGTGGTGGAGCCACAGCCATGAAAGTTGGTACAGCAATTGTCGCTGGTGCAGGTGGCGGTGGTGGTTCAGGAGGAACTGACGGTAGTGGTAGTGGTGGATGTGGAGTTTCTGGTGCTTCCAACGATACTTCTGGATGGAGCAGTGATACTGCTCAATCAACAACTGCAAACCTATTTCCTGGTGGCGGTGGCGGTGGACAAGACGCTGGCTGCAACGGTGGTGGCGGCGGTGGCGGCGGTGGTGGTATCGCTACCTCTAACTACGGTGGAGATGGTGGTGGAGGTGGTACTGGTGCTGGTGCTGGCCACGGTGGTGGATATGGTGGAGGTCGTGGAATGTCTGCCTTCAAATCTAATTTATTTAATAAAATTAGTCAAGGTAATAATAATAATGGTGATGGATATATTTCTTGGACTTGGAATGAGGATAGAAGCTACTGGACAAATGGCGGTGGTGGAGGAGGAGCAGGTGGACGTTTATATGGCACAATTGAAGCTCAAAATATAGGATCAAATGTTAGTGCTACACTTGATGTTGGTGCTGGTGGTGCAGGTGTTAATGGTACTGATTCTGGAGGTGCTGGTGCTGTTGTATATGGATTTGGAGTCATTACTGGATATGAAGGTGGGTCAACAACAACCAGTGTTGGTGATATAGTCATTAATGCATCAGGAAATGATAGTTCTGATGGACCAGAAATATATCAAAGTGGTACTGGTAGTGGTAATAGTGGTGGATTTAAGTTACCAACAACTCAAGTACCTGAAGTAGAAATTGTTACTGGTACTACAGGTGGTAGTGGTGCAGCTGCTGAAGTTGCTGTTACAAATGGTTTTGTAACTTCAATAACAAAGACTAATAATGGTTCTAATTATCAATCAGCTCCCGAAGTTAGAATTAAGCATGGTGCAGGTTCTGGTGCATATGCTATTGCAACAGTCAATAATGCTCAGGAAGTTGATACAATATCATTATCATCATTAGTTACACCATCTGCATATGAGTATTACATTAAGATAGGTGGAGCACCATCTGGCACTGGTGCGACAGATTATCATAGATGGATTACTCTTAAAGAACACGATTGCACTAATGTTAAAAGATTTAGTATTAAGTGTGCTCGTGGTAATGGATTTAATGGTGGTGATTTACCTGAGCAAGGTGGTGATGTATTAAAATTATATTATAATACTGATTTGAGTGATAATTTTAATAATTTAATTGGAGTTATTGTACCACTTCCAACTGGTAGTGAGGTAACTAGCAAATATGATGGTGATGGTACTGGTAATGATGCAACTAAATGGTATTGGTATTCAATGGATTTACCATCAGCAGCACAAACTACTACAACAAGATTCCACATAAAACAGGAAAGACCTGTTGCTAGTGGTACTAATGATAGCGGTAGTGATACTGATCATTATGGTATATGTGACTTCATTTATGAATACAAAGAGGTATCTGGATTGCAGTTTATTCCTAGTGATGGAGCAATCTCAACAAATACTGATGAATTAACATACGTTGTTGAAGGTAATGAAGCAAGTATCTATACATCTGGTGCTACTGGATTAGATTGTACATTTACACTCAACTCACAAAATCCTTTAGTTCCAGTACCACTAATTGATCCTGATTTTCCAGTACCAGTAGTTGAACCATATCATTTATGTAAGTACTTAATCAAAGCATTCTAAATATAACAAGGGAATTAGTATAATACAATGGCAACTCAACTTTTACAAGTAAATGCAATAACAAAGGTAATACAATATCAAGGTATAGAAAAAACTATACCAGATAGTTATTGGACTAGTGATGTAATACCTGCAATTTATCCTACTTGGGATTCTGATAAGGATAAACTTGTATTGTTTGCATGGTATGATAACAATTCATACATGTGTCAAAGACGCAAATATGCTATGAATTTCAAAACTAATGCTTTTGAATGGCGTGACTATGAGATGGATCAAGTTGATGATGGATCTGGTGAGACATTATATAATAAGTTTAAAGAAACATTCTTCTTAATAGATTCCCTAGCAACAGAGGAATATCAAAATGAGTTTGCTAAAATACATGCAAGAACAGCAACTACAAGTTGGTTGACTGTTAGACTTGCTCGTAATTTCTTGTTGAGTGAAACTGATCATGTATTATTGTCAGATGCACCTTATACTGCTGACGAAATAGAAATGTATAAAAAATATAGGAAGAAATTGAGAGATTTACCTGCTGAAGCAAATACTACAGATCCCACTGGTATCAAGTTTCCCATATCACCAAAACATTTTAGTGAAATATATTTAAACAAAAATCCAAACGCTACTTACCTTGATGATTCTGGTCAGTTTATTGAATTGTCTGCTCATTATGGCACAACATTTAATGAAAAGTTTGCATCATACTTAATCGTTAAAGATATTACTGATAGTTTATATAATAAGACATTTATGACTGCATTAACAAGTTCAGGTGTAGTTTATAATAGTCATAGTTATTTGAAGGGCACTAAAACATTAGAGGAGTATACTGAAGCTGAAAAAGCTACAACTAAAAATTATCTAGATAGTCTAATTGCAGAAATTGAGGGAACAACGTAATGGTAACATCAGCAAATGTGTGGGATATGATTGATTCTTATTGTACTACAAACAATAAGTGCATCATAAAATTTAATAACTCAAAGATTGCATCTGCATCAGCATCTAAACAAGCAGAAGTTTGGACATGGTATGCCAATTTTACTGAGGATTCTGTGCTTGATATGATGAAAACTCTTGGCACATGGGATATGGTCATAGAATTAAATGAAGATCAAGCGATAGCAAATGCTACTGCATGGTTTCCAGCTAAGGAGGATTGTCCCAATAAAGATGAAGATTACTATTGGGAGTGTCATGTAATTGGTGCTGATGGTGAT